CAGCTGGATCAGGATACAATGGCGCTGGCGTAGCCGTTAGCCAAGGTTTCCTGAATCAGTTGCTTGCACTTCTGCGGACGCGTGCGAGGTATCAGCATTCATTTGCTGATGCCACGTACGCGGTAGCGGAGGAGATTCAAGTGACGGCGGAGGGTGGACGTCTCAGTTTTGAGCAACCGCTCCCTGGAACGTTTGCGTTTGGCGGCAAATCGCATTCTCGAGTCTACTCAGCCGCAACAACAGCTATTCGACCTTCGGTGGTTGCGGATCTGTGTGGTCCGGTGCTGAAGAAGCCTGCTAAGCTCACTCGTTTTAGGACGAGTGAGGGGGTTGTGCTGGATCCTTTCCAGATTGCCCTCAAAAAGGCTGCTACAGCGCCGGTCCGTATGGACCCGCAAGCTCTCGAAGAGGCCAGCCGTGATGTAGAGCAAATGCTCTGCACCATCGCTCGCCCCAGCGATCGGCGTACCCTTACATTTGCCGAGGCAATCGCTGGAATTCCAGGGGATGACTGTTATCCCCCCATCAACCGGAGCACATCTCCCGGTTATGGTTGGACGAAGATAGGTAAGGGCAAGACTGCTTGGCTTGGTGACGGCCAAGAATATGTTCTTGACCATCCCGATTTGCTCGCGGTGTATAACAGCGCCAAGAGCCGATTGGAGAATGGTAAACGAGTAGGTCACTACTGGACGGACACGATGAAAGACGAGCTACGTCCGGCTGACAAAGTTGACCAGGGTAAAACCAGGTTGTTTGCCGCAGGTGAGATGGTGCAAACCATTTTGCTTCGACAATACTTTGACGGCTTTGTAGCGCACATGGCCAGGAACCACACAGAATTCGAATCCTGTGTAGGCCTGAACGTGTATAGTCTTGAGTGGGACCGTCTAGCTCGGCGCCTCCAACAGGTTGGAAAGAACGTCGTTGCCGGCGATTTTTCCAATTATGATGGAACCCTCCCTGCCGAAGCACTGTGGGAGGCTCTCAGGATAATCAATGAGTTTTTCCTGAGGGGTAAGACCGGAGAAGAGCTTCGGGAAGCAGAACGTGATAACGCTATTCGCGAACTGCTTTGGCTGGAAATCGTGAACTCCATCCACGTGCATGGTGATACCGTGTACGCCTGGGATCACTCACAACCATCTGGGTGCCCTTTCACATCCATCTTGAACAGTGTGGTTCATTCCATTATTGTTC